TAGTAGCATTGGTAAGGGAAGTGCAGCTTACGGCGCGCCGAAGCTTCAAGGTGTTGCTTCTGGTACTGTTGGTGGCACTTGGACTGGCTGGGACGGCACTACAACGGCTCACCATCACAGTCTGCTTGCTGCTGGTACCGTATTGGCCTCTGAGTACTCAGATTTGGGCGACAGACTTGTTCAGTATGATCCAGATCTGGTTGGCAAGAAGGTTATTGTTGTCACTGTCTCTGGTAGTTCGGCTTGGAGCCAGCTTGACACCAACAATTTGACGGCAATTACTGCCGTTTCGGGTTGTGCACAACCGGGCAGCCCGGGCAATGTTACACTCTTTGCGGATCCGCGGCTGTCACAAGGCGGAAGTCATCATATTGCTGGTCAGCTAGTTCGTAGGCTTACACGCTTTGATCCAATTTTAACTGCTAATAAGTTAGCAGGCGGGCCACATACCGAAAGAGACAACAGATTCCTTATGGTATTTGCGGCGACCGGTTCTGAGACTTTTGCTCAGATGTCATCTTCTTGGTGTCTTTCAAGTCGCGGCGGCGCCGTCACCTCTACCGGTCCGTGGTTCGAATATCCGATCTCGGATCAGTTCAACAATGTCGGTGCTCGCGCACTTGGTGGCATTGCTGGTGCTGACCTCTGGGGTTTGGAAGAGGCGAGCAATACTGTTGGTGATACACAGGGTGTTATCCCTGAGATCGACATCAAGGTTGATTCTGTAAGTGTTACGGCACAAACCAAGAAGCTGAAGGCCAAATGGACTCCAGAGCTTGGTCAAGACCTCAATGCATACCATAACTTGGATGCTGAAGTTGAGTTGACCTCGATTCTTTCAGAGCAGATTGCTTTGGAAATCGATCGTGAGATTCTCGTTGACCTCATTAAGGGTGCCACCGCTGGTACGCTTTACTGGGCTCGTTCACCCGGTCTGTTCGTTAACAGAGAGACTGGTGCAGAGGTTGGTGCGTTGTCCGCAGCGCCTGACTTTACCGGTACGGTTAGCGAGTGGTATGAGACGCTGCTAGAGACTGTCAATGACGTTTCGGCNCGTATTCATCGTAAGACCATCCGTGGTGGTGCGAACTTCATTGTTACTTCGCCTGAAGTTGCTTCGATTCTAGAGTTCACCTCTGGTTTCCGTGCTTCGGTTGCTGTTGATGATGATAAGGGTACTGCTGGCGGTGTTAAGGTTGGTAGTATTTCGAAGAAGTGGGATGTCTATGTTGACCCCTACTTCCCAAGAAATATCCTTCTTGTTGGTCGTAAGGGTTCTAGCTTCCTTGAGAGTGGCTATGTATATGCTCCTTACGTTCCGTTGCAGGTTACGCCAACTATCTTTGGACCGGAAGACTTCATCCCCCGCAAGGGCGTGATGACGCGCTACGCGAAGAAGATGGTACGTCCTGATATGTACGGCCTTGTTGTTGTACGCGGTCTGATTGGTGAGTCTGGTGCAACCAGCTAAGTCAGTTTGACTAAAAAGGATTAATTTCCGGCCCCCGCTCTTCGGAGCGGGGGTTTTCTTTTTGTAGCTGACTATTTATAAGTAACTTGAGAGTTTTCTTCGGGGCCGGGGCCACTGACCCTTAAAGATTTATAGCCGAAGTGGCTGGCTATATTTCGTGATTATAATCGGGTTATCGATAACCATATCAAACAACACACCTTAAAGGAGGAAACAAATTATGGGAAGAAGAATAGGGCTGGGGCACCTTGAGACCCTTGTAGAAAATTTAAAGAGAGAGTTGAACCTTGATAGTTCTACTCTTGCCGGCGCAAAGAGGCCGACTCAAACGGTAACAGATCTTGGGTCCCCGGGCGGCGCAGTCGCAGTTACTGTTACTGCCGCGAATTCAGGGATGATAACGCTGGTACCAGCCCTGACCGGCGGGACTCACACGATCGAGTTGCCGGCTTGTGCTGACGCGGTGGGTTGTACGTGGACATTTGTCATGATCGCCACCGCCGGCCAAGACTTCGATATAACAACCAACGCCTCCGAAAAGATTGTTGGTACCACAGCCAAAGGCGACGGTGACAACGCTGCAGCCGCGCAGGCTGCTGATTCGGTCGGATTTGATGCGAATGCAATTATTGGTTCACGAATTTCAATCACTTGCGTTTCGTCAACAGCTGGCATTGCTTTTATTGCTCACGACATCTTAGATGGCCTTGCGGCGAATACCGGCGGCATTAACTTCAAATAATAGGCTAGAATAGCAGCTATTATACAAACTAAAACCCCCGGTGTGTGTCGCGACACACACCGGGGGTTTTCTTTTTATTTGACAAGTGTTTAATATTGTTCTATAATAGCGCTTAAAATATATCTTTATATTTCACTCCCCTCTTGTTCTTTGGAGCAGGGGGGTTTTCTTTTTACCACTCAACTAATTACTATGATACGAGGAGTACACTATAATGGCGAAGCCAACTCTTACACCAGCCAGCACTTTGAGTAAAGTCATCTTGCCAGTAACTGGAAATGCAGATAATGTTATATCTACACTTCCTTATGGGGTGTATCAAAATGAATCTACATTTGTCGATGCAGCCAAAGATCAGGTTGCTTATGTTTATAAGAAGCTAGGCGGCGATGTACTCGATGTTGAGCTAACTGAAGGTAATGTTTATGCTGCTTATGAAGAATCGGTATTAGAATACTCTTATATTGTTAATATTCATCAAGCTAAGAATTCACTAGGCGACTTGCTTGGCTCAACAACCGCTTCATTTGATGAAGATGGCGAGATCAAAGTAGATGATGGCCTAAAGAACGAAAAAGTTGAACTTAAATATCCAAGATTTACTTTTAGATATTCGCAACGAGCAGCAGACGGCATAGCTGCAGAAGCAGTGCTTGGCGATGCCAATGTTTATTCAGCATCTTTTGATATTACAAGAGATGTACAAGATTATGATTTACAAGACATTATATACTCAGCTTCAATTGATGGCTCAAATACGGCATTTCCATATTACAATAAAGTAGGAAAAAACAAAATTACCATTAGAAAGGTTTATCACAGAACACCAAGATCAATGTGGAGATTCTTTGCATATTATGGCGGATTAAATGTCCTTGGCAACTTGTCGACTTATGGAATGTATGCTGACGAATCAACATTCGAAGTTATTCCTACATGGCAAAACAAATTGCAGGCGATGCAGTATGAGGACAGCATTACGACAAGAACATCGAATTATAGCTATGAGTTATTCAACAATAAACTCAGAGTGTTTCCAACACCAATCGATTCAAGCCCTTCGAAGTTTTGGGTTAAGTTTACTATTGAAAACGAGCGAGAGCCGTGGCAAGAGTATATGACAGACAGAAAGAAGGGCGTTGATGGCGTTAATAACCTGAATACTTTGCCCTATGCAAACATTTCATATATTAATATTAACAGTATTGGTAAGCAGTGGATTAGAAGATTTGCGCTGGCCTTATCAAAAGAGATGTTGGGACAAATTAGAGGCAAATTCGGCGGAACAATACCAATTCCCGGCGAAACAGTAACTTTGAATTCCGGCGATTTGTTATCGCAGGCGAAAGAAGAGCAAGACAAGCTCAGAGAAGAGTTAAAGACAGTTCTTGATGAATTGACATATGCCAAGTTGGCAGAGAGGGACGCTTCAATAGTTGAAAATGCTACTAAGACACAACAACATATTCCGCTTCCATTTTTAGTGGGGTAAATAGATGGCAGAAGACAAATGGTCACAACCGGATGCTCCACCACCTCCGTTATTTACGGGTGAAAAGGAGAAAAACTTTGTCAAACAAATTAATGATGAGGTTATTGAACGAGTTGTCGGGCAGCAAGTATTATATTATTCAGTTAGTGTTGAACATTCAGAATTTCATGATGTTTACGGCGAGGCGATCAAAAAAACAACACTGCCTCCTATTAGAGTATATGCTTTGATTGAATGGGAAGGTCTTACTACAGAAACGGGAAAATTTGGCGTAGATAGAAAATCATCTATAACAATACATTTTCACAAAAGAAGAATAACAGAAGATCAGGATATTTTTGTAAGAGAGGGCGATTTTGTTTTGTACGGTGAGATCTTTTATGAAATCGTTTCCTTAGATGAGCCAAAACAGCTTTACGGACAGCCAGATGCACGCTATGAAATCGTTGCCAAATGTATAAGAGCAAGAGAGGGCAAGTTTAATGCCAAGTAAAACAAAAAAAACTGGTAAAATCTTAAATTTAAAGCCGTCAACTTTTGCAACGATCGACAAAGCGGTGTTAAAGTGGGTTGATGACGCTTTAAACATTCATTCTTCTACAAACGATGGCTGGAAAAAAGTGCCTGTCGTCTGGATTACTGCCGAAAGAGCATTTCAGATCAAAAATAAGCGCGAAATGAGAAGTGTTGATTCTGAATCTCTTATTTTCCCTTTGATGACGATAGAAAGAGAAGGTATGACAAAGA